TCAACGAGGACAACAAGAAGTACGAATGCACCATCGGTAATCTTTCAGATAAAGCTGCTGAAGCTTTGAAGGAGCTTGGAATCCAGATCAAAGAGAAAGATACGATGGGTAAGTACATTGTAGGTAAAAGCCTGTATGTGTTTGAACCTGTCGATGAAGACGGTAAGCCTATTGAGATTGCTAAGATCGGTAACGGTACTAAAGTAACTGCTCTGGTGTCCAGTTATCGTCACAAGATGTCCGCTAAGTACGGCGCTGCTCCGAGCATCAAAAAGCTGATCGTGACTGAGCTGAAAGAGTATAATCCGGAGCCGAAGGAAGAGGAAGAATTGGATGACGTCCTTTAAGGACTCTCCTCCAAAGAAGTTACTCATTGATGCTGACTACCTGATTTATGGTGTTGGTTTTGCTAGTGAGGAGGATTCTGAGAAGTTTGCAAAGAGCAGGTTAGTAGAGACACTCGAAGATATGGTCTACATACACCTGAAGGCAGACTCTTATGAAGCCTTCTTAACTGGTAAAAATAATTACCGTTATGATATAGCAAAGACAGTTCCTTATAAGGGTAATCGTAAGGACATGAAGAAGCCTAAACATTATGAGGCTCTTCGTGAACATATGGTTAAACGATTAGGGGCTGTCATTGTAGATGGTCAGGAAGCAGACGATGAAGTAGCTATCAGGATGACTAAGGAACCTGAAGTGTTTCTCTTAGTAGGTGTTGATAAGGATCTGAAACAGATTCCGGGATGGCATCACAATCCTCATAAAGCACAGACGGAGTACATTGATGAGTTTGAGGCGTATAAGAACTTTGCTACTCAGATGCTCACGGGTGACAGGGTTGACAACATTCCCGGCTTGTCGGGCATTGGGCCGGTCAAGGCTGCTAAGGCTCTCAAAAAGGCTACGACTAAAGAAGAACTTCTTCAAGAAGTCTGGAAGCAATATCAGGAAAAGAAACATGGCATTGAATATCTCACTGAGCAAGGGCAGCTACTGTGGCTTAGACGATATGAAGGAGAATTATGGCTACCAAAACAGTTAGTATAGGTCGTGATGAGCGTTATCCTAATTATGACGTATACGATGGAATTTGGAGTAAACTAGATACTGTAGTTGAAATGGATACAAAAACTTTCAATAAGTATCAGAAAATCCAAGAAGCGTATAATCAAATGCAGGAAGAGCTTGAAAAATTGTATGAAAACAACAAAAAAGCTAACAGCTAAACAAGTAGCAAAGAAGTATGGCTTCCGCAGTGGCTTGGAAGAGCGCATTGCGGAGCAGTTGGACAAGGCAGGTGTAGAATACACTTATGAACAGGTAAAGCTGAAATATATCAAACCAGCTTCTGAGCATGTATATACACCTGACTTTGTGCTTTCTAATGGGATCATTGTAGAGACTAAAGGCCGATTCTTGATGGCAGATCGTCAAAAGCATATCCTAGTTAAGAAACACAATCCAACACTGGACATTAGGTTTGTCTTTAGCAACTCTAATGCACGTATCAGTAAGACCAGCAGAACTACTTATGCTGATTGGTGTCGTAAGAATGGCTTTAAGTTTGCGGATAAAACAATTCCTCAAGAATGGATAGATGAAACATGAACAGTATTTTTAAATTGCTAGAGCAAGACTCAGTACGAGATGCTTGGAATGATATCATGGAAGCTCTCGTTGTAGAGCGCTTGAAAGAAGACTATCTTCTGTGTCTCGACTGGGATGACGTAGAAACTTCTTCAGCTATCTTGACAGTCTTGCGTTACTTCATGGTTTATGAAGACTTTAAACATTTTCTTGACGAGGTGCGTCATGCAGGTTACATTGTTACACGAGAATACTGATGGTTCCGCATGTTACAGCTTTGACTTGACAGAGCAGGAACGTAAGCAACTGCTTTGCTACGGTATCCTAGAGGCTTTGAAGAATGGTCTCAAAGAAGGAGAAAAACTAATGTGTGAGGGGGAAGACATTGAAAGTTAATCTGGTGTGGGCTACTCCTGACATAGAAGAAAAAGTGGCTTATTGTGCTCGTGTGAGTAACCCTGAGAATCAACATAACCATGAGACTGCTCCTAAGCTTCTGAAGTATCTGATGAAACATAAGCACTGGAGTCCTTTTGAGATGGCTAATGTGTGTATGGAGATTGAGACTACTCGTGATATTGCACGACAGATCCTCCGTCACCGTAGCTTTAGCTTTCAGGAGTTCTCTCAACGTTACGCTGTAGTCAATGACTTCTCTATTCGTGAATGTCGAACACAAGATGATAAGAATCGACAGAACAGCTTGACTACTGAGGATCAAGAGCTACAGAACTGGTGGAACTCTGCTCAGTTGCGAGTACAACAAGAAGCTGAGTTCATGTATCGTGCTGCTTTGAATCGTGGTGTTGCTAAGGAGCAGGCAAGAGCACTACTTCCTGAAGGCATGGCAGTGAGTCGTATGTATATGAATGGTACGCTACGTAGCTGGCTGCATTACATTGAAGTAAGAACTGATTTTAGTACACAGAAGGAGCATCGTGATGTTGCAGAAGCTTGTAAAACTGTACTGTCTGTACTGTGTCCAAACTTAATTCAGGAGATGACATGAGTGATTATCAGGAAGACATTGACTACATCTTAGACAACTTTGACTTTGAACGAGTCAAGAAAGCTATGGATGCTCTTGAGTGGTGCTATCATGATGCTGAGACAGGGAAGGTAAGTGTATATGAGCTTCGTAAGATGGCTCGTTATCTCTTGAAAAGCTTGATTCCTTATGCTGACAGAGATTACTATCTTGTAGGCTGCGGTGGTTTTGAAGCTACTGTGAACAATTACGAAGACTGCGATAAGCCTATCTTTAAACTTCGGTTTGTTATTGAGGAGTGGGAAAATGAATATTGATACCTATCAACAAAAGGCATGGGAAACTGCCTTGGAAACAGCTAAGAACCCTGCTTACATGGTAACTAATCTGGCTGCTGAAGCTGGTGAGGTTGCAGGTAAGTATGCTAAGTGGGTTCGTGATGGTGTCCTTGATGAAGAAGCTATCCAGAAGGAAATGGGTGATGTCTTCTGGCAGCTTGCAGGATTGGCTACTGTGATGGGTTGGAGCTTGTCTGACATTGCTTCTAAGAACCTTCAGAAGCTTGCTTCTAGGGCTGAACGATTGACTATTGGGGGATCTGGCGATGAACGATGATGTGAGAGAATACTTTGCTTTTGAGCATCGTGACTTTGATGGTAAAACATATTATACAAAAGTCTCTGGTGATGATCGCTGGTCTGATATCCTGGAAGATTTTGTAAGATTCCTTGAGGGTATCTACAAGTACAATATTAAAGATAAGATTCGTTTAGAAAAGCCTGTATGGGTAGGTCTTGATGACGAAGTTGACATTGGAGATCCTTGGATCGACCATTACTTTGAAATCGACACCAGTGAATATGAAGAAGAGGAACTAACTGATGAGGATTCTAGTCATCCCGGACTGTCAGATTAAAGATGGTGTTCCTTTGGAGCATCTTACATGGGCAGGAGAGGCTATTTGTGAATATCGTCCAGATGTTGTAGTCAACCTAGGTGACTTTGCAGATATGCCTAGCCTGTCTAGCCATGATGTTAAAGGCTCTAAGTACTTTGAAGGTTTGCGGTATAAAACAGACATAAACGTCGCAAAAGATGCGATGAAAATGCTGTTAAAGCCTTTGCGTGACCTTCAAAGTCGTCAGAAGAAGAACAAAGAGAAGGTGTACAAGCCTCGCCTAGTATTGACACTAGGTAACCATGAGAATCGTATTGATAGAGCTGTTAACAATAATCCAACACTTGAAGGATTGATTTCTACCAAGGATCTTGAATATGAAAAAGATTGGGAAGTACATCAGTTTCTTCATCCTGTGTTCATCAATGGTGTGGGTTTTAATCACTATTGGCCTGTGGGCGCAATGGGGAGACCTGCAGGCAGTGCTAGTGCTATCATTAACAAGCTACATCAATCTTGTGTTGCTGGACATCA